GACTCAAGCCAGCGTATTTGGGATAATTCAAAGCTCCATACCCTTCGGGCTGGGAGCTGGATGATCTCAGATCATGCATAGGGGTACTCCGTGCTTAGCACGGGCATCCCATGTAATGCGTCATCGAGGATACTCTTATAGATGTATCCCCGATCCGACTCAAAGTGAAAGACCTCAGGTCTTCCGACTTTGTAAAACCTTCCCTTGGGTCTCCCAAGGAGGGTTTTCTTGAACTCTTCCGCTGAAAGCGGACAGGGTCCAACAAAGCACTGATCCCATAGGGATGCATAGCGCTTTTTAAGGTGAACCGTATTATACGGTTTCGCCTTTTCTCTTCCGAGGAGTATCTCCCGGAAGAGAACAGGCCGCATGAGTTCATCTAAGATGTCCTCTTCAGCCTTCCAGCCGTCCTCGTCTATAAGACTAGCGACGTCCTTAGCAGACTTTTCTCCCTTAGGGTCGAAGGTCTGCTTCAATTCCCACCAAGTCGTAGACTCGGTGAAATTTGGATTCTTAACCACCTCTTCGAGGTGGGTAAGCATTACGGAGACATCAGACTCTAAGAGTCTGTATCCCCGGTAGCTGTAGTTCGAAAGTAACTTTCGCAACAGCTTTGCCTCATCGATAGCTCTGCTATCGCCTTTGGCTAAACCTCCCATGATTGACAGAGTCAACTCTGGGAGCTTTTGATGTAAATCCTCGACTTCGTCGGGGAAATACAGGTCTAACCCTCCCCACCAGGGAGGCATTAGAAGCTGCCAGTACATACCTGAGGTACGATCTGGCAGTAAAGAGCCCATTCTTTGAAAGAATCGGTCTCTTACCATACGTGTCCACTTTATGCTAAAGTGGTCACGATTTAGCCACTTAAGGGTTCTACCCAAGGATAAGCCTTTGCCTATGGCAACGTTCTTATCCGCCGAGACTTCAAAAGCCTTGGTAAGTGGACTTAGCAGCCGCACTTTGACTGAGTCAACGAACGGACATGCTTCATAATGTTCTGTCGAATCGTTGATTCGACGGACATCGAAGGGACTATAGATTCTACGAATCTCCAGTACCTTTTCACAGTACTTCACAAGTAACTTTGAAGTACCGTGTTTACCCTCTGAGATCTTCGATCCACACCTTAGGTGATTGAGGGTAATATTATCAAGGTAGGGTTTTGGGCCTATGGCCAGGTGATCATCACCCCCTACATGATAAGTCCGCCATTTCGGAGAATCATAGAAACTCCGATAGACGGAAACCCCGAGGTAGTCTCGCATAGCGAGTTCTTCCACAACGAGGTTTAAGATGGTGAGCACTGACTTAGTCAGTGGCTCTCCCATCATTATTCCACGGGTTTGTCTCTCAGAGATTCCCTCCGTGGAAATAAATGTCCTGTCACTCCTTAGGAGGTCCAGGCACATTTCAATCATAGACGACCGGATACCGGCGCCTTTGATAAATCCCGAGAGAAGGGCTAAGCCTATCTCTTTCGGGATATAGTCCGTTGCCTCTGAGAGGTCCGAACTTAGGCAGAGGAAATCCTCAGGATATTCCTTGCCTGACATCAGATACAGTGCCTGCCAGGCCTGATCTGTCTTCTGGAGCGAACTCCTCGCAGAGGGGTGTGCACTCAGATAAGTCTTACAAGTATGAGCTAAGCTCTGTTGTAAGACTGTAAGCCAGAATGGACCTGTGGTCACAATTCTGGCTTTATAACCCGGTTCAGGTACTGTCAGTACCCGACAGGGTATTCCTAGTTTGGTCATAGACCAGTTGCGGTATTCAAGATACGCGCAGACTAGGATTTGTTTACCAATGAATTCGTCGAATCCTTGGTAAAATAGATTATACTCTTGACCGTTAATGCGGCCAAAGTATTCATCTTTAATGACTTCTCCGAAGTCAGTATCTGGATACCAGGTGTACGGAGTACGCCTTGTCCAGTATCGCCATCTCGGTTCGCCCGCAGGGCACCTTAAAGGTCCGAATGGCGTTTCTATCTCTTCATCAACCGAAGGTCGATGTTTGAGAATAGGAGATATAGATTCTCTAATCTCCTTTCCACGACCACCGTCTTTGACGGTCTCGTAGTAGCTTCCCGCACAGTTCAAAGAAATGTGAGGACGTCCGGAACGGACCCCTGGGAAGTTCAAACATTTCTCTCCAATCCGCTCAGCGGTTGCAGAGATTTTGTTAAGAAACACTACATCCACAGGATATGGTGTTTCAATCGTCTCCAAGAATTTCCGCTTAGCGGCCACCTCTGCTCTGTGGTCACCACAGGCGAGGTGCCTTGTCGACGTTAAATGAGCAAACGCCTCACAGAGACGTTTGTCCATATTACCTGAAATGATCCTCTGGATCATCGGCAGGTTCACCAGACCCCTATAGAAATAATTTCTGGGACCTGGTAAGGGAAGCTCAGTTTCAAACTGGGCCGCCCTATTATACAAGAAGGAGCAAAACTCCTTCCAGTATTTCATAACAGTTCCGACACCGTAGGTGCCGACTGTTAAAGTCATCCGTACTAAGTATCGGATGGTTCTTCGACCGTCATCATTACCTCTTCTTAGAAGGGTACAGTCGAATAAAAGAATCGTGTCTATTAGACCGTGGACGAAGTCCTCGATTCTTTTTACCTCAGCCTTGCGCCTGCTTAGCAGGAGCTCCGCCGAGGAGCGAGATAGCCCGTAGTTGGTTTGCAACCAACCGCGTCGCTTCCGAAAGAGATTAGCCCTCACTTCGTGAGAGTTACTCTCTGTCTTAGATCCCGACCGTAGGTCGAAGATCGAGAAGCAACGGGAACCGAAGACGTAGTCTCCGTTCTCGCTTATGAGAGGGACGTAGTCCCTCGAGTAAATTATCCCATCAGCACCGGCCCTAAGGGTACGGGCTTTGGTGGGAGTCATTCACGCTGGCG